CTTATAGGCTTTGCTAAATTCTCCTCTGCAAACTGCTGTAAACCTTCCCTATAATCTACTAAATTATTTAAATAAGAAGCTTTTTGACCTTCTTCGGTCTTTAACATGTCTATAGTACTCATTAACCCAATAGCAACGTCTGTACCAATTGTTTTAAAAGATTGCTCTGCTATATCAGAAAAAGCATAACTTCTTTTAAAATCATCTATTAAATCAGCAGTTCTATCTAAGTTAGATAAAGCTCTTCTTCTTTCAACACTTTCAAACTTTATTTGATTTATTAAATTTTTTCTATAAATAAAATCTTCAGTACTTGTTATAGGTTGGTCTTTAATATTTTCATATTGACTATAAAAATTTGATACTTTATCTGTTTTTTTATTTATAAAAGATACTTGTTCTTCAATGGCTTTTTTACTTTTAGAAAGTATTTCTTTTCTTTCATAATCAGGTAATTTACTTAAAAATACAGTTTGATTAGCTTGTTTTTTGTCTTCAATTTCTTGCTCAGACAAAAATTCAGATTCTTCAAATAACTTACCATTTGAACTTTTCCAATAATCAAATTCTTCTTTTTCTTCAAGCTTAAATTCACCTTGTTGAAAACGTTTTAACTTAGATTTCTTTTTATTTATAGCTTCCTGTTCTATATCTATATTGGAAATTTTATCATATTCAAAAAGTATTTCTTCTTCTCTTTCTTTTGATATAGGATCAGGTATAAACTCAGTATTTGCTTGTGTACCTGTTTTAGGCTGTTCTGGTAATGCCAAAGAAATATCTACCAATTGTGATCCCGTAGGAGTTAGTTGTATTTCGGGTGCTGCAGTTTCCTCCACAACCGCACCCGGCGTTGTGGGAGTTGTCTTTCCCGGCTTTTCAATAACATTATATTCTTTCATATAGTCTTCAAAAGCCATGTTAGATTGCTTAGCTGCTTCAGTAATTTGCTCTAAGCTATATTCTTCTCCATTAAATTCAAACATATTAATTATTTTTTAACAGGTAAACTACCAATATTAATTACTTCGTTTTGTTCAGACGGTCCTTGATTATCTGGATATTTTTTCATAGCTTCTTCTGGCAACGCTCCTGATAATAACAAAACAGCCCTATTAAATTCAGCCTCAGTCATGTCACTAGTAAAATTTAATGTTTTATTTGTAAGATTGCTTTTTACTTTAATAAGCTGTTTACCATTTGCATCAAATGAACCCGCCACATCTACAGACAAATTAAGATTATTTAATAATCTATTAAATGAAGTACTACCCACATCTATCATTCCTTTTGAAGTTTTAGGTAGATTCATTTTATTTAATTCATTAGTTGCAAAAGTTATATTTTGTTGAATTTGTTTTTTCTTTTCTTCCGCTACTGTAGGTTTTCCGCCGTCTTCAGGCAAATCTGCTTTAAACCAATTATCATAAGTAGTTTTTGCTCCTGTTTTTAATTGATCTTTAACCCAATTATTTAATTCATTTTCATCAAATTTATTGTCTTTATTTAAATCATACCCAGCAAACGCTTCTTCGTTTTTTCCAAGATGATCATAAGCAATAGATTTAACTTCTTCCGGAGTAAAACGTAAAGCTGAAGTTGTTTTTTCTATTTCAGCTGCAAATTGAGGTTTAGTTAAACCTTTTGAAGCCATGCTTTTAGCAGCAGCATCTATATCGTCAAACACCTCCTTATATTTTTTCCAGCTTTGCAATATGGGTTTATGCATTTCATTAAAATCATCTAATGGAATTGCAACGTTATTTCCAACTTTATACTTAGCAACTAATTCTTTAAAATCAGAATCGTTTTGATTTTTATTATCAAATTTATCTAATTTAATTACAGCAAAGTCATTTATAATATCATATCCTTCTGGATCATGCTTTATATTATTAAAATCTATGATAAATGCATTATTAGCTTTGCTTAATAAATCATTAGAATCTAAAAAATCTTCATCAGATTGCTTTAATTGTTCACTCTTTTGATATATTTTTTTTAGAGGCTGATTAAATTTTTCTTCTAATTGAATAGATCTTTCCGCTTCAGATAATTCCGGATTATTTATTATCCCCCTTGCTATATTTCTTAAATTATTAACTGAATAAGTAGCTTCTTTTAAGTATTTAGGATGTACTTTTGCGGGGTCATAATCTTTCATTTCCCTAGCAAGCCTAGCTGTTACCGCTTCACTTTCTTTTTTTGCTTTTTGGTAAGCGTTAGCTTCAATTATAGCTTTCTTATAATTGCTTTCTTCTTCTTTAAGTCTTTCTTGTTCATTTTTATTTAGAACATCTTTAATAGGAGCAGCGTAATCAACAAATAAATTGCCTTCTGCTTTGCCTAAAGCCTGAGCTAGTCTTGGGTTATAAGTATTTACCATCCGTTATTATAATTTAATATTAGTAGAAGCAGCTATATTTGCTAAGTCTTTTCCGAAATTTGAATAATCAGTAGAGCTAGTGTTCCCTAATTGAGCATCTCCTCCGCCTTTATTACTAGACTTTCCGCCTCCAGCTAATCCACCAGTAGCTACTTGTGTTATTCCGCCAATGAGTTGCTGTGTTGCAGCTGCTCTAGCCGCTTCCGATTGTCTTTTTCTAATTGCAGAAGCTTCTAATTGGGTTGATAGCCTACCAAAATTTTGCGTTTCTGCCATTTTAGCACCCTGGGCTTCCATTTGTTGTATTTGACCGGCTTGACCAGCCTGTGCCATTTGTATTTGCTGTTCTTGGGCACCTATAGAAGCAGATGCTTGCTGTAAATTAGCAGATTGCTGTTGAGCCATTGTTTGAGCTAACGCGGCAATTCCAGAAGAGCCCGCGGCTTGTTGCATACCAGACATTGTAGAAGCTAATGCTTGTTGTTGTTGTTGAGCCGCAAACTGGGCTTGTTGTTGATTAACAGTCACGTCTTCAAAGGTGTTTTGCATATTAGCATATGGATTAGTAAATTGAAAACTTCCATATTCACTTTTTCTTCTTTCAAATTCTGATCTTGCTTCTCTTTCTTCTTGTCTTCTAGCACGACCACCTATAAAGCTAGAGGCTATATCGGCAACTCCTTTGATAGTTCCCGCTCCTGCTTTAACTATTGTCATTGGATCAATCATAATTTTTTATTTTAATTACTACTTAAAAATATTTCTGAATTTACAGCAAAGAGTTCTTTTTTTACTGTACTTGTGTTTTCCATTTCTACTTCAGCATAGTGTCCTACTAAACCTGAAGAGTTTATAATGTTTTCTTTACCAAAGAATATATAACTACCTGCTACAGGACGCTTTCTCCAAGGTTCTATATTACAAGTAACTACATTTCCGGTTATATTAATGCATGGACCTATACGTCTTTTAGTACCATCTGTATCTAAAAAATAAACAATATCTTCTGTATCTTTTTGTAACGATACGTTTAATTCCTTCGGAAAGGTTAGTGTTATTGAATCCATGGTATTATTATTACATGTTTATTAGTTTGTTAAAGCACAACTGATTTTGGAGCAGATATGTTAAACTCTTGTGCTAGATTGGGTAGTGGAGTTACCGCTATTGAAATCTAGCGGAAGCACACACCGTGCATATTCCCTCGTAAGATTCTTTTACTTTTTGAACGTGCTCCTCTTTACCCCAAAAATCTCTCAATGTTTGTTTTGACATGTCCCCAACTACGATCTCCATATCGTAATCATTACAGCAAAGAAATGCTTGACCTATGGAATTTATGTGTATCCATCCTATAGGTCTTCCTCCAACCTCTATTCCGTTTCCACATCCTACAACTTTTGCAGATGGATTGTTGTTTTTTAAGTGCGCGTTGATTGCTTTTTTGTTGTCTATAATCCCTTCCATAAGTCCAGCCCTATCTATTAAATGAGGCATTCCGTATATGTTTTTTATCTTAGGAAACATTTGTTTTGCCATAACAACTTCTCTAGCATTCTCTCCAGTGTTTGTGTCCATATCAATGTCTTTAGGAAAGTTGTCTCCAGTCTCTATCCAACCTCCTTGACCAAACAAAGAGTTGTTGTTTATACCGTTCATACCAATACTAAACACACCATTTTCTGACCAATGGGGTAGTTCTGAAGTAAAGTAATTTATATTCCTAATTAGATTAGGATACATTCCTACTTTCATTCCAGATCTTTTTGCCCAAAGCTCATCATTACTTAATGCTGGTACGTTTAGGTTTACACCGTTTATGACATCTTGATATTCCTTTATAAGTTTAGTTTTATTAGGAGTAAGTGTGGATCCGTTTGAGAGAATCATAGTCATAAGTCTATACTCTCTAAGGATCTTAAAAAAATCTTCTATATATGGATACAAAAGGGTTTCGTTATAATGAGATGTATAGAAACCTCCAAAGTTCTTAGATACTAGCCCATCCTCCCTATCTCTCTCTTCTATCATATTCTCTATGATTTTTCTTAGCAAAGATACGGGCATAGGTTTCTTGGCGTGCTTTGGATTGCCTTTAACAGATACAGGACAAAACCAACAAGCTGCATTACAGTGACCATTTGGATCTAACTGCATTTGAGATATCTTGTTATTATTAAAGGCTTGTCTTATTATTTCCTCTATGTTCATTGTGTCAAAGCACTTTTAATTATATTGTAATACTTGTAAGAACAAGTGTTTTTGTTTAAATCTAAGCCAAGGTCAGGAAGGGTATCTATATAGTTACCTTTAAAAAATAAATCCTTTCTGTCGTTGGTTACTCCTGCGTTGTGATAAATAGAGCTTTTATGCCACTCTATCTGATCGTTTACAGACCATGAAAAGTTCATCTCATCAATGACTTGAGTCTCTTTGCTTCTTTTCCATAAGTTCCATAAAACTGCCCACATATCAGCACACCATATTTGTAGCTCATGATAATTAGGATCTTGTTTTTTCTTTTCTTCATTAAGAGTTGTGAGGTCTTTAAAAAGTCTATTAGAGTCGTTCTCTATATCATACCAGAAGTATTTATCTATACCCTTCAAAAGGTACTGAGCACCACCAGAATTGCTTTCGTTTCTTTTAACAACATCCTCGTCTATTCCTACGACATCTAGCATTCGTTTTAAAACATCTTCTCCCTTTGAGTGGATATAGTTGTACCCTATGTAAGAGATCGTGTCTGAGAGGTAAGATATGTCGTTTTCTAAAAAATGATCTATATTAAGTGGTTTTGTAAATACAATATCGCAGTCGTGATAGAATATAGGCTCGTCTTTTAGGTCTGGATATGCTGTAAAATGTTTTTTAAGGATGTGAGGTCTTATTGATGATATGTAGGACTTGTCATGCCTAGTATCTTCGTAGAAAGAAAACACAACCCCTGTATACTTACGCATTAGTGAGTCAAAGTATGGGTCTATTTCACCATGTATCGCACAAACTATGTGTACATCCTGTAAATTAATACCTACAGTTCTGAAGCTGTATAGCATTGTGTCTATCTGCCAAGCATAGTACTGAGTGGCTGGTTGTGCGCATATATATATCATTTAATTTAATTTTAATTATGGACATCCTATTCCAATTGGTCCAGATAAATTATTTACTACAGGCCCAGGTAAAGTTGTTGAATAACCGTCGTGAGTATAATATTCAACTCCATTTGTATATCTACCATTTACTGTTGGAGCAGAACCGAACGTTTGGTATACAGTTGGTCCGCCAGTACAAGATATAAATTTATAGTAAACTGGTGCTGCAGTTGTTGTCGGAGCTGCCGTAGTAGTTGTTGTAGTTGTCGTCGTAGTTGTCGTAGTTGTGGTTGTTGATGTAGTTGTTGGTCCTGTACAGCCGGTTACCGTAATATAAAAGTTCTCTATTTCAACACAACAATTCCCTCCGGAAGTATTGCTAGCAAGCACTCTTATATGAGCTACACCACAATTGTTGCTACTATTTGTTGTCCAAGTCAATGTACTTCCGCTCAAGCTAGCAGTAACTAAGCTAGGATTCAATGAACTTACCGCATATGGAGATATGTTTGTTCCTGTAATTGATATAGTTCCTGATGTTCCACCAACAGCGGCTGAGAAGTCAGATATTGGATTTATTCCTCCAGCGCAACTAGTGCAAGGGGCAGCGGTTGTGGTAGTTGTTGGCCCTGCAGTTGTTGTTGTTGTTGTAGGAGGTACATACCCACAAGCAGCCGAATTTGATTCTATTAAACTGTTTGTAGTTCCGCATTGTCCATCAGTATATGTTCCATATTGATCTACACCAACGCAATTAGTGCTTAATAATGTTCCCGCTGCTGGACAGCACTCAGTCGAATTTTCTATTAAACTATTTACAGTTCCGCATTGCCCGTCAGTGTATGTACCGTATTGATCTTCCCCAACGCAATTAGTACTAAGTAATGTTCCTGCTTCTGGACAGCATTCGAAAGTATCTCCTAACCATTTTTCATCAACACCTTGGTAAAGTTTAAATGTAGATGGTTGTGTTTGTAACTGTAGGGTGCATGCTTCTGTTGTGGTTAATGTAACATCAAACACCCTTACTATAGTAGATAGCGTAATATCAAAAACAATGTCAACTGAACCTGCAAAACCAATTGTTTTTGTTCCAGAAATTAATGTAGCACTATTACTGCTATCTACTACGCTATAAGAAAATGTAGCACCTTGCAAACCATAAACTTTAAACGTTCTTTTTTCCCCTCTTAGTTCTATTATGCTTTTATTAATAAAATATCCCGAAACATATGGGCAAGGGTGAGCTGTAGTGGTTGTAGCCGGCACTAGTGTTGTTGTTGTAGTAGATGTAGTTATTGGCAATATTTTTGTTGCACAACCAGAAACAGGAACTTCCAGATTTGTTCTTTCAGTAGGCCAAGTAAAAGTTTTTAAATACGCTCTAGCTTTTAAATTATTACCATCCGCCATAAAAACAACGTAATCAATATACTCATTTGATACATATGTAAAATTAGCAGCATCTAAATAATACCCAGAATCTGGCACCATTTCTAAATCAATATACTGATATGAATTAGTTGATGGAGAACCGGGGCTTGCAGAGATTGAAACAACCTCTGTTGTATAGTTGCAAACCGATGAATTAAAATTTACTAAAGACATATTATTTTATTAGCAGTTTAGGTTATAACAATCACAATCACAAGGACCACCGATTGGTGGATAAGCATTACCATCTAAATATGATTTTCCAGTAATATCATATGTAGTTCCTTCACTAATATAACAAACCCCAGTTGCACTATAAAATGTCCCCCCGGAACTTATTTGTTGAGTAGTATACCAAGTATCCGTATTATTATCACATCTAACTAAAGCTGTATAAGCCGGCGCTAGTGTTGTTGTTGTAGTAGATGTAGTTGTTGCACCGCATCTAGGTGCTAAGTGTACTCTTGTCATTTCTACATCAAAACTAGATGTTTCTAAAATAACATCATAAGTATGACCAGCGTTGGTCCATTCTATTCCTGTATCCCATAATCGTCCCAAAGCTTGAGGGGTTATTGTACCTGTACCGTAATCCCAACTTTGTACATTTGTACCTAAAGGAGAACTAGTACCAGTAGGGCACTGAATATATGGTCCTGAAATAGTAAATTCATAAGAATAAATATCAGGGGTAGAAGAGCTTGTGTCTATATACCATTTTGATCCTGTAGCGGACACATTGTCTTTAGCGCAGTATCCTCCCATTGTAGTGTAAGATTGAGAAGATTGTACAATATTAAAACTTGCGGACTGTATTGTTATTAATGGAGGACACGGAGCTGCTGTAGTTGTAGCACAAGCTGCTTGACAGGCTGATAATGTATTGTAAGTTCCAGTTCCATCATTTACTTGTACACAAGAATTATTCACACAATTCCAAGTTGGGGGGGTTGCCGCCTCTTCATTTAAAGTTACATTAAATGTATCTGTTGCTGAACACGTTCCGTCTGAGGCTGTTACAGAAATAGAAGATGAAGCTGCAGTCCCACTTAAATAGGAAATAATTAAGTTACTTCCAGATATACTAACACCAATCGCTCCTGAGTTTGTAGATGTTGCTGTATAAGTTAAAGGGTCTGAATCAGCATCACTAAATACAGAAGTTAATGATATGGTTTGATTTGAAGCACCAACAGTAACAGAAATATCCGATAACGCAGAAGCAACCTCTGGACACGTGTTAGAAGCTTGTGGGCAACTAACTATGTCTAAGACAGGAGCTATGTAATCTGCAGCACCTATTGTGTTCGCTTTAGTTTCTGTTGTTGCAACACCATTTACATATTTTTTTAATGTAAGATAATTTTTGTAACCTGAATTTGCCATTTTTGTTAATTATGTTTGTACGCACTCATATGTATCTCCAACCCATTCTACTATAGTTTTCACTATATAAGCATCCATAACAGCAACAGTGATTTCTAAATCCCCACCTAATGTTGCTACATTACCAATACCTTGACTTGAAAATTGTTTACTATCCCAATTGCTTGTTTGCAATGGAATATCTAATATTGTTTTATTTCCTTTTATATAATTAAAGAATTTCCCTTCTTTATCTGTAAAACTGTCTATAGAACCATCCTGTAAATTAGTTTTTATACTTGATGCAACCCATCCTTCATCGCCTTCGTACGATAATGTTTTGTATTTTTTAACAGCTGATGGGCTTTGGTTAAATAAAAATTTTATAGAAGATTTGTATTGTGTATTATAAAAATTATTTTTATTTCTATCCTCTACATTATGCAGCCAAATATTACCATTTTTAAATGTATAATAATTAGCATTTAAACTTACTCCATGCTCCGGTATAAAACTATATCTTGATGTCCAGCCACGTTGAGATTCTGAAAATCCTACAGTTTGATCACCTACAGTAACATTATATGTGTTTAAATCTTCATCAAAATTACCAATTACAGCTCCTGTGTTTGTAGATAATAAGTCTTTAAAGTAATCAGTTAATCCATATGCTGAAATAACTGTTAAACCGTCTCCTCCCCATCTTAAAAAAGAATTTCTTGCACTGTCAGAAAAGTAAAATGAATTACCATATGTAGCAAAGGACTCAGGATTTTTAGATATTCCAAAATTACCCGCTGCTGGTATAGAATTTCCTAAAACTCTATTAGATGATATTAGTGAGCTAGAACCATCAGCATTATACAATAAATCTTTATTTGACTGTATTCTTAATACTTTATCTTCTGTTAATGCAATAAGCTCCCCATCTCTAGCGTGTAACTTTTGTATTGATCCGTACTCAGGATTTAAATCTTTAGTTATTGCTTCTGCTTGATTAAATTGATTAGTTTGATTAACGCCATTTATACTATTATATATACCTGAAAATATTATAGTATTTTTCTTTTCTTCCTCTTTAAACTGCTCTGCAATTACAGATGATACTCTTACTTGTTTTCCCATTAAAGTGCCGTTAAAGTCATCTCTAATACGATCAGATTCTACCCCATTACCAAAAGCAAAACAATTAAACCATTTTAATTCTTTTTGATTATACCAATCAGCTATTTCAAACGATTGTTCAGTTTCATAATAAAGATCAAGATCAGCTACTTCTTCTGGCTCTGTTTCAAATATAATTGGTGAATTAACAGATAATTGATTTTCTTCTTCATTAATTATATTATCAAGAATATATATTCTTTTATCTAATGCCGTTGTATTAGGTGTAAAGTCTATGTTTTTATCAAGTTGAATTTCCCATTGGACCCAATAATTACATATTCTTTCTTTAGGTTTATTTGTACGTCCAAAACCATTATTACCATCTGTTCTTAATGAAGAAATTATTTCGTAGGTTTCAGAGTTAGGGTCAGATTCAAATCTTATTTTAGAACCAACTGAGTCTAAAAATTCAGAAAAATCATCAAACTTACTATTTTTATCTTTCCAAGCTTGACCTGTTCTTCTAATATATATTTTATCGCTACCATTAGACATAGGGGTAACAGAAGGATCGCCTGGACCTGGCCAATAATATCCACTATTTTCGTCTACACTTCCAGTACCTAATAAACCAGCATTACAGTCAGGATTTATATTTTGATACGTATCACCTTTTATTGTTTCTTGATCAATAATCCTATATTCATTAGTATTGTTTGTTTTAATTGAAACAGCATTAACAATATTTTGTTTTAATAAAGAATCAATGCGAAGCTTTATAAAAAATCTATTTTTAAATTCAGGAGATATTTTTGTTTCAATTTCACCAAATACAATATTATAATCTGTTAATGATCCAAATGTATTTACATCATTTTCGTTAAATACTTCATTAACAGTTAGTTGTATAGTGTTAGAAATTTCATCATCGTCAGTATCAGTAAATACAACATTTGAAACAGTATATATATCACTTTCACCGCTAGCATTTACAAATTTTAATTTAGAGCCAGCAGCTAAAGTTGCTTCTAAAACATCATTAGCTTGTATTTCAGCTTCTAATAAACTGGAATTTGAAACTAACCCTGTAGTGACATTAGTCATATTAATTTGTCCCTTGCTTTGAAACTTATCTGTTAAAAAGTTAGGAGCTTCATTATCAATATCTAATATTTTATATTTAGTTGTAGTATCATCTACAGCAATATCAGCACCGTGTTTTTTCTTTAATATTAAGTAAGTGTCTTCAGTAACTTTATTTCTTTCTGAAGAAGGCAAGGAAAACCATATTGAGTTTGGTTCTTCTTTATTTAAGTAGTATTTATCTACTAATACATTGTAATATGGTGCTGAAGATTCTTTAATATAGTATTTATATCTTGATGCCCAAATAGGTGGTTCTGTTGTTCCGCTAACAGTTATACTATTTTTTTTGTCCGATGCAGCTCTATCTAATTTTAAAACTCCAGTTTGATTTGCAATAACGGGAGACTGTCTACCATATGCATCTTCAAAAACAGTACCAATTTGATATGTTCTATCGGTTTTTACAGAAGCTCCTACTCCTGTTTTAGATAGTATTCTAACATTTAAATTAGGATCGGTTTTAATGTCGTAACCCTGAGTATAATTACCAAACATTAATCTGTTTGAAGTAAACTCTTGAGCACGAGCTTTTTTAGGAACATTATCCGAAGATCTTAATAATTGATTGTTTTCAACAATTTTATATATTATCTCCGATGTTATATCATAAGAACTCAATGAATCTTTTGGTAAACCTTCTACTGTGTATACATTGTTGTTGCTTGATTCTTTATAAAGTATTTCTACTTCTTCTACGTTATCCGGAGGAGTGTCAAAGCCATATAGTAATATTTTACGGACAGTATTTATCATACCTTCATTATATCCGTCTTTAGCATTATATTTTGATTCACCAGGTAAAAAAGCAACTTCGGAAAACGGAGAAAACACGGAATATTCACCATCTTCGTATTTCCAGCGATATGCAAATCTTGGAAATTTTAATTCAAACAAAGGATTTGGCTGCTCTTTTATTACACTATATTGGGCTACCTCATTTGTAAAATTATTGGTAGCAGTTACAATTTCAATAGTTACAGAAGCTCCTTTTGAATATGAGGTTATTATACCTTTTATTTTTATAGGTTCCCAGTTTGTGCTGAATTGGTCAGCGTTTTGCTCGTACTCAAAAACTAGTATATCGCCTATTGCCCACTCTCTATTTGAATTTAATAAATTAATAGTATATGATTCTCCTACGCTAACAGGGTCAGCCCCGCTGTTTTTAGAAAAATTAAAATTAGTAGCAGAGTCAACATTATCACTACCTACTTTATTTGATAATGCAACACTAGGGGCATTGTTTGGTTTTTGTTTTATTACGGTAATATCAGATTCTTGAAAGTTACGCCCATACACCTGCGTATGATTAGTGAAATTACTTGAACCTTCTTTAAATTTTTGTATGTTTATTTTTTTTGGCTCTGTTTGGTTATCAGTAAAAAATAACAAGCCATCAAATACATTAACACCAGTTATTAAATAATTAGCGCTAAACTTGAGTATGCTATAAATATCTACTAAAACAGGAGCAACAGATTTAGTTGCTTCATCAAATTCCAGTATCAAACTTTTAGTGTCAGATGCAACAAACCAATATATTTTATTGTTTTCAGTATCTTTAACACTACCAATGCATTTTGCTGTTGTATCAACAAGCAAAGATATTTGTTCATTACCAGATATGTTTTGAACAGTACCTACATCTTTTCCATCCGAAGTGGATATTTGAACATTTAAAGCATCTCTGTATTCGCCTTCTGCTAAAACTCTATCATCTAGGTCTTTATTCATTCGACCCGAAGTAAATACATTTTTAATTTCTGGCATAATAGCTTAGTATTTAATTTGTTTAGATTTACCACGCATAATTTGTGATAATTCTTGTAGCTTTAAATTACTTAACCTTAATTTAGCTGTTCTAATAGCAGCTTTCTTTTCTTTGCGCAATCTATTAACTCTATATTCAGGCATATCATTTTTCATAGACCCAATTGCATATGCAATATATTTGTACACTGCTTCTTCGGCAAACTTATGTACTTTCATTTCTTCTTCAGTTGCAACACCATCAGAAATGTATTTTAACACTACAGTCTTACCAACTAAGTCGCTACTAAAAGAAATTTCTCCTTTAAGCTCGTCTACGTAAAAAACACCATTTTTTGTTGCTGTTTCGGGATTTAAACCATAACGTTTTCCATAATCAACATTATACCCATAACCCTCTTCTAAAAAATTTGTATTACTATCTCTACCACTTATATCTTCAGATGTTGCAGCATGCCAGCGTGTTTCTGTTGTTGATCTGTTTGCATATAATAAATTACCATTTACATCATATAAATAGTTATAATTTTCATCTTGTAATGGAGCTTTAGGTATGCTTGATATCCTGTTAGGTATAATAAGTTGTTCTATACCATAATCATCTACCCAAGATAGCTTAACATAACCCACATAATCGTGAGGCATTGTCATTGATAAAGTTGGCGGAATTTCTATTTCTTGGGCTTTTAGTGACCTGAACGTATCGTAACTAAGTTCTTGTAAAGCTCTTTGAGCATGATAAGCAACTTCTGTTCTTTTAGCAGTATTAATCATTTTATCATCTCCAATATAAGAAATAATAAAATTATTTATCATATTCGCTAATGATACATATTGGTAGGTGCCGTGGTTACTGCCCTCATAATATCCTTCTTGTGTTCCTGTAAATAGAGCCATTTATTATGATTTTTCTTGTGATACTGTTTTGTTTTCTTTAGCTTCAGCAAGTTGCGTTACTTCAAGCTCTCTTACTATAACTCCAGAATAAGCTAATATTTTTATAACAAGATTTGTTTCTTCAGAATCATGTATTTCAAAATCTATAGAGTTGTTAGCATTATATAATGGTACGTTGTCAACATTAGCATATGACCAAATTGCTTCAGCCGGTTTTCTTACATAAGTTGCTGAGACGCCAGTTAATATTGTAGTTGGATAAACCTGCACCCCCCAATCTTCATTTGTATTATTAATGTTTTCAACATAAACAGGGCGTGTTGAGGTTGGAGCAGCAAACGGTGAGCTATTTAAATAAAGTATTTCTCTAGAGTCTACTCTTTCAACTTCAATGTTGTTGTATATTACTGTACCTAGCTTATGTAAATTAGCAGGGAATGCCCAATGACTTCCAGATGATGTTAAATTACCGGAAGTTTTAAATTTGCTTATTTTTTCATCAATAAGCTTGACCATATTAGAATACTCTGTATTATTATCACGCATTCTTTTAAATTGTTGCAAATCGTAGAAGTATTGTTCAAATATTTCTAATTGAGCTTGATTTGCTTTTAAGTTAAATTCCTGCGGAGTTATATAACCTCTTTGCTCTTTATTTAAAATAGCAAGAACTCTTTGATAAACCGTATCTATACTGATCATATTTTTTATTATTTATAGTAGTATGGCCACCCTTAAGATGGCCACGCCACTATTAAGGTAACTATTTAAGTTTCTTTTGTATAGAATTAAATACTTCTGACCCTTCATCTGTTTTGAAGTAAGAAGCCATTGCTGAAAATGGATTTTCGTCAAAAGGAACAGTAATAATTTTCTTTTGATTCAACGCCCATTTAAACGTTTTATTGTCATCAGCAAGTGTAATTATATTTGCCTCAGAAGCCTTTATTGCTATATTTCTTAATTGAACATTTTCATCTTCTACTAAGTCAATAAACAATTCTGGCTGAGACTTTGCAAATAACAATAAATCTCTTCTTATTTCAGAAGTAGTCATCTTAGACACAGCTGAACCTTGTTCAACTCTCAATACTGCTTCGGCATGATCAATATCTAAATCTCTAGCTAGTACTAAAGCTTGAATTTCAACTTCAATATCGTGAAGATCATCTTTAGCTGTAGCCACAGCATCTAATTCTTTATATGTTTTATTTCTTTGTGGATGGTAATTTGAAAGCAACATTTGTAATGCTTGATCTGCTTTTGATACAAATAATGAACCATCTTTAAACACAATATGCTTTAATGTTGAAAAACCATCTTGTTCATCTCTAAACGGTGATTTTTGATTTGAAGCATATCTTAATTCTCTTGAATAACCTTTTTCTTCATCAAACCACATTAAAGGATGCCTAGCGTGATGCTTTGAAGCTAATGTAAAGGATATTGGTGTTTTATCTCCAGTTAATACATATGTTCTATCTTTAATAGCCCAAGTATTTTTTGGTTTTTTAACTTCTGTTTTTGGTGTATTAATACTAACAGGTTGTTCTTGTTGTGGAGCGTCTATAACGCTGTCCATTGATTGTTTTTTTGCCATGATATAATATAATAAGATTTATAAAAAGTAAAGGCAGGGACGCCCAGAGACGCCCCATTCTTTACATTAGTAATTATGATTGAGTAACAGACTTAAATAAAGTAAAGTTGTTAGCTCCTTGAACACATAAACATCTTTCTGACAAGAAGTTAACGTTCATTTCATCAACGTCAGAAGTATAAACTCCACCTACAGATCCAGTGATCCAAGATTTCATTTTTCTATCATCAGCTTCTGAAGCACGGTAACGTACATGTAAGAAAGGACGCTTAATGTTCTTACCTAATTGCTGATCGTATACAGTTGAAGTACCAGCAGGCACAAGTACACCATCAATATCTTCAGTAAGTCCACGTGTAGCAGCATCATTTAAATACTTCCAGTCAGTTTTGTAGAAGTCGTAAGATCCTCTGCGGAAACCACTAAATCCTAGGTTAAGTGCCATATCCTCACTGTTGTTGAATACTCCAAAAGAAGATCCTCCAGCATAGTGAGCATTTACAGCTCCTAGCATATCATCAAAAGCCAATGCAGTTGCACGGTTTAAAAATAACATGTTTTCTTCAATAGCTCCTTGCTTGTCAAGGTTCTTAAGAATTTCATCAAAATCTTGTAAAGCAGTACGATCTGATCCAGCGTTTGCTAAAGTAGCTTCACCTGAATTAAAGTTTTGATAAATATTACCTCTTCCTTCAATTGCAGCGAAAAGACCTTCAGTACCTTTGTAACTTGCTCCAAGAGCTCCAGAACCTGCAGCAGCTTTTTCACCTTCTACCATAGACATTTCTAAATAGTCTTCAAAACGTAAGCGTGTTTCATGCTCAGATTTTAAATACCATAAATATCCAGACGCTCCATTTTCAGTAGTTACTTCTACCCACCCAATTTGAGCAGCATCAGATCCTGAAATTGAATACTTGTCTTTAATAATAATTGGTGAATTGCTGAATTGTTGGAAACCAGCATCTACAGATCCTTGCATTCCAGCAGTTCCTTTAGCAAATTCAGAACCGTAAACAAATACTTTAGCAGTTCCGTCAGCTAAGCCTGCATCATCAAGATGTTCTGCGGTGTAGGGTGCAACAGTAAATTGTCCAGCAGCTACAACAGTAACTACGGCTTTAACAGTTGTAAGCCCTTGAGAAATAGCAACAGTCTGTCCTAAATGAACAGCATGACCAGCTTTAGCAACAACGCTTGTTGCAGCAGTAAGAGTTGCATCATCATAAGCAATATGCAATCTTCCTTGCTCTGACCAAATAATTTGATCTGAAGCAGAAGGAATTTCAGCTCCAACCATACGTAAGAAAGAAGCTACAGAACGATTTCCGTATCTTTCAACTTCTTTTTCATATACGTCTGGTAAGAATTGTTGTGCAAAAGTTCCACCTCCAGAGGCAGAGTCAAATGTCAGGTAGTTACCTGCAAATAGTGTTTTAGTTGGTGATGGTGTTAATCCCGCAGGAAACGATCCACCAGTGTTAAATAATCCCATTTTATTTTAGGTTTTAAAATTATTGTTTCATTTTTATTCTTAATCGCGAAGAATCGTCTCCTGCAACAGCTCTAATTTTAACCCCTGAGTCCGTGGTTACCGCTTCATGCGTTCCCCGTGGTCCCATATCTATGTTTTTAGATTCTTGCATTTGCGTTTTAATTGCATCTGCTCGACCTTGTTCATAGAAATGATTAGCAATAGAGTCAGCGTTCATCGCTGTAAATAATGCTTTATGGTAACCTGCTGCGTCTGACATTTCATTATTATTGTTAACAAACTTGCTAACTAACGAATTAATATCTGACTGAGTAGATTTAACATTGTTTACGTCTTTAACATTGAATCTGTATTTTTTATCTCCTACTTTGTATTCAAAACCTTTGAAACTTTCAGAAAACAAATTATTTGTTTTTTCTTCAAATACAGTTCTTTGTTTTTGCGACTGCTGCTGAACAGAATCCTGTTCTTCTTTATAACTATTGTAAAACTCAACCGCCTCTATTTGTTCTGGAGTTAACTTTGAGCTTAACTTAAGATCATCGTAATATTTACCCTTTAAACTAGTTAGATTTGATTTTGCCTCAGCAATACTTTCTTTTAATAATAATTTTTTACGTCTAATATCTCTTTCATCATCAATGTCTTCATCATATGAAAAAGAATCTTCAATTAAAAAATTAATTTCACTTTCATCCAAGTGCGGTTTACTTTTTCTATAGTGCTCGCGAAGTACTTCCATATCTTCCATTGCACCATAATCTTTATTTAAACTTATGTAATCTTCAAGCGTTCCACCTGTTTCTTCCATAAAGCTTATTAGCTTATCTACATTTTCAGGAAGCTCTCTAGTATTACTTACGTCTTCCTCTTGCTCTTTAAGCTTATTAGGAATATCTTTTATTTTATCCGCTAATATTGTTTCTTGAACATTTTCTACTTCTTCATCTTGCACGAGCTCGACGACTGGACTTTCATCGTTATCGGCCCGTACTTCTTCGTCCACTTCTTCGCTATTTGTGGTTCGTTCGCCCACATCCACGCTTGTTGTTTCTTGCTCTTGAATGGCATCTTCTTGTTGTGTTTCTGGTTGTTGTCTTAAGTCAATCTTAATAGTACCATCCTCATCAACTGATACGTTTTTCGGTACATCATCTTGTGCAACTTCTTGTTGGACTTCTGTTTGACTTTCTACAGTTTCCTGCAAAGTTTCTTCTTGGTTTGTTGTTTCTTCTGACATGATAAAATATTATAAAATTAATTGTTGGGTATTTGTTATCTTGGTTCAAACATTTCTAAATTAAATCCGCTACCCATGGTATCATTACCAGCGGATTCAAACTCTTGCTCTCCTTTTCGATCTTTTCTTTGCTCAATTAGTCTAGATTGTTGACTAGCTTGTATTCTAGTTCTTTCATCTTTCCGATCTTCTTTATATTTTTCTTTTTTATCTAAAAGATCATTGTCTTGTTGCTTAATAGCAACATTAAGATCAAACTCATATTTCATAAGTTCTTTCTTAAGTTCTTTTTCAGTTTGCATTTTTTGCATTTCAAGCTCAGATTCGGCTTGTATTAATTGCAGTTTTTGCGCAGTGAGAGCTTCGTTCTTTTGAACCTCCATTTGAGCAGCCACTTGGGTATTTTGTGAATTAGCATCAGCTTGCGCTTTAATATTAGCTTGAGAAGCAGCTTGATCTTGTTCTAATTTTTTGCGTCTACGTACTTTTAATAATTGATTAGCTAGCTTTAAATTTTTTACCTCTCTAATATCAATAGCATCTTCAAGATATATTTGATCTCTTGACAAAGCTTGCTGAATATTGTTTTCAAGTAATTGTTTTTCTTCTTCATCTGGTGCTAACTCAATGAAAATACCAAAGTCGTGTAGATGCATATTTTTTACATCTTCTAATGTTGCTACATTAAATCTACCAATACTTGATATAAAAGATTCTTTTGTTGGAGAATATTCTAATATATCAGATATACGCAAACTAATAGCCTCAGCTGTTCTTACTGTTAAGTACAAACTACTTTGTAGTATATGTCTTGTTGCTGTATTAGAATTAGCTGCTGCCATTTTTTGGACACCAACTAAAGCATTAGCATCTGGCAAACTTCCGTCTCTTGCTTCATTTAACCCGCTAACGTCACGGATCATTTGTAAGTAATAGTTATAAGTATTTATAAGAGAACCTATTTTATTATTACCACCATTAGAAGTAAGCTCTTGTATAGGCATTCTGCCTGAGTTCATATCACCATCTGTAGTCATTGATCTACCAATAACACTACCAGTTTGGAAGAACATGTTTAACGCTTCTTGTGGATTGTAATTTGTTCCGTTACCTAGATCTATTTCAGCCAAGCCATCAGCGTCTAAATAGACTCCATCAGGAATCATTCTTGACAATACTTGCTGTAGTTTTAAATGCGTTAATTGAATCATATCAGCAAAACTTGTAATTCTACTAACTAAAGATTCAATTCTTCCTTTGTATATTCTCGGTGCTACAACGCTATAATTAAACATAGCTTTTGATGTATCACTTTTTGGTCTTGTCATATTTTTAGACAATTCCCATTTTAATAGCTTATTTACACCAATAATAAATGCACCGTCATATATTACCTCAACAGACCTTGATGCTTTTTCAAAATCAGATCTTTTGTCTTTAGGTGGATTAAACTGATCATTTTTCTTAATAACTTTATCTGCACCAGTAGCTGTTTTCTTTACTTTAAATACTTCGTTTTTATATGTTTTAAAATTAAAATATAAAACTTGTATTGTGTTTGCGTCAAGCGTACTGTCTTCGTTTATAAATCTATTGTGCGCAGCAGATGTTTGATTTCCCTGTTTAGTTAATTTTTCTAATTCATCATTAGTTAATTCAGGAAATTGAGTTTTTAGCTCGTTTAAAGTAACGCTTTTAACTTCTCCTATATAATATATGTCGTCAAAGTATGGTGATTCTGTATAAGAATAAACAAGGTTCGCGGGATCAACATACTCTAATTTAATACCTTCCGATTTATTAAAATTGTTTTTAATTGCCCCTATGCCCAACACTGTTAAATCATAATTTATTCTTCTTTTTAATAAGTCATATTTATTTGTGTTTAGAACAACTTGAATAGCTTGTTCCTGCGCTATTTCAATAGACTGCTTATATTCAAGCTGCATATGCAGTGATAGCTCCTCTTCATTTTCTGGCAATGTATTAGGATCATTGCTATACACATTAATTCCAAGCTGCTGCTGTATTTGATCTGATATTGCTCTTGTTTGCATATCAGTCAATATAGATTCAATATAGTCTGTTCTTTTCTTTACACTAGCACTATCCTGTGAGTACGCTTTAATATCATATAGTCTGTCAGACATGCCATTCACCACAATATCCACAAACTTAGGTATAATAGGCACAGGCTTCCAGTCTAAATTAAGATAAGACAAATCACCATTAATAGATAATTCATCTTTATACTTTTTAACAGACTGCTCGCCTCTTGCATATAATCTTAATCTGTGAAACTCATCTCTATTTGAATAAAAACGTGTTGCACCACTATCTCTTTTAAACCACTCGTGTTCAATAGCTCTTGCTACTTTTGCTCCATATTCTGAGCTTGCTTTTTCAGCATCACTAGCAATTTGACTAGGAAATGAACTTTTTAAAATTGATTCGGCCATATTATTGTATTATTTGCGAATGCGTACCTTTATTGTTATATCTTGAAATTTTTAAGTCTAAATTAGACTTTTCGTATTTTGGCTTAGGATGATATAAATGTCTATTACAGGCCATTATAGCTAATCCTGAGCTTATTGTTGCATCAAACTTTGTTCTTTTATTTATATCAAATTTAGCCCAATCGTTTAATGTTCTATTAAAATATATATTACCACCACCATCTTCATTAACACCTACATGTTTTTCTATATAAGTTTCAATTGCAGCAGCATGAGCTTGTTTAATATCTTCAGAGGTATTTGGTATTCCCCCAATTTCTTTTTCTGTTACAGATAGTTTGTTCCAGACTTTATCCGGTCTATTCATTGAAAACCCTCTATAACCTCTTCTCCTAATATGATATAATAAACGGGGCTTATTATTTTCACATAATATTGGCATACCATAAAATATAATAGCCATTAACATATCTTCAAAAAATATTTCAGCGGTTTGAGGTCTTGCTACATATTCTAAAAAAAATGTGTTTGTTGGAGCATCTTCCATACTGAACTTAGTGAGCCCGTGTAACGATCCTTTAGATCCTACTCCATCAGTTGTACCTGATATATCATATGAATCACAACCAAAAGCACCCATATGCTCATTACCTGGTTGTTTGACTCCATTCTTTACTATTACGTTGTTTTGCAGGTTCTTAGGAGGAACCCATGAAACTAAAAACCTACCAGATGGATTTGGATTAAAAATAACCTTACTATCCTTAATACCATTTTCCCAAGAAAATGAACCTTTAGTTATAACTCCTTGTCTTACAAGGTCTTCGTTATAATCTATTTGCTCATATATTTTTGTTAAATTAAATATACTATTTTTTGCTTCGTCTCTGAATGCATGCTCTTCTGTTCTTGGGAATTGTCTATAATATTCATTTAAGCCATCTGAATCATGTTTTAATCCGTCTACTTCGTTTTCCCAAAAATTAATTACACCTGTTTCAATGTAATCTCCGTCATTGCCAAGGATGGGTTCTTCTGGAGTATCAAATACAGGGTATCCATAAGAATCAATGTATCCTTCGTAGTTCCATTCCATAGGTATGAACAAACTATATAGTCCCGAGCTAGTCTGTCCATTTTTATTTCTTCTGGTAACATCTGAGTCATTGTACAGTTTTTTAAAGTTTCCGCCACCTTTTTCTAAAGCATTTGACGTTGAACCCATCATACACTTTCCAATAATTCTGCTACCTAATCGTAAAGTAGTTTTTGTTACCCTCCAATTGTTTAATATATTATCAGGTCTTTCCCATTTTCCTGATTCATCGTGAACTAACAGTCTTAATTTTTCACCATCATAACTGTTGTCACCTGTATTTTTCCAGTCTATTGTTGTATCTAATCCCTCTAGTATTTGCTTTTCACTGGTCTTTGTAATACTCTTTTTGGTAAGCTTTGAGGCGGGGACCCTATAGGCGAGTTCTGATTTTGGCCTGTCCATTCCGTCTTGTATTGGCTTAAAGAAGAAGGGATAGTTAACCGATATTGGCACGACTTTGTCAGTAAACATCTTTTTCGCATCTGCTCCAGTCTTAGAAAGTATTCCAAATCTTGAATCGGATGATATTGTTGCTTGGTTAACGGTCTCCCCTGACGCCATAAAACTAAAGCCTGATCGTCTGTTTTTGAGGTAGCAAAGTCCGTAGCATCGTTTATCAGCTTTGCAAGCTTCCCAGAAGATAAAAAATAATCTGTTGGCTTCTCTAAAATCGGGTTGCCCAACGTCAATTTTAGTCCACTGCAAGTACATGTAGTGAGTACCAGTAATATAAGTAGCATTACCTTTATTATTGAACCAATGACCTTCTTCCCGTTTTGTAAACTCTTTATCAATATATTCATACCAATTGGATTTAAATGTTTCTGGATAGCTTTCCCAATCAAATATACTTTTTATTTGATTTAATTCTTTTGGGTATTCTGCCGGAGTCCATCTATCAGTTTTTTTACTAATGTCTTTAGGCTGCTCTGGTAATGCTATACACAAATTTTGAATCTCTATTAT